AAAAGTAATCAAAGGAGCATCAATGCAACTAACACCACTCGCATCAAACATGACAGAGGTTGAAACAGACCTTGGCAGAGTTTTATTTTCATACCGTACACCTGTCGCGGCATACGTATTTGGAAAAGACGGTTTTGGAGGAGGATTTGTAAGAACTAAAAAATGGTGGAGTGTGACCACATCACGACACATTAACAAGTGGTTGCCTGAGAATGGGACAGTTAAAGAAGTGGAACAAACCTACCTAGACAATTTCGTCTAGGGGGTTATAATGAGTATATCAAACGCAATTTTCCTTTACATTCTCATCATCATTCTATTATGAACCCACAATCACACAGAAGCACAGAAGAGTTAAAGACAATCGTTAAAGCACTCTCAAAACTCAGAGTATTGAACACACCAGAGGAAGATCAAAGACTTTTCGATTGTGAACAGGAACTCAGAAAGAGAAAAAGAGAAGATGACTTTATCAATGCACACTTTCAAGTAATTACTTATTCTTAAGAATTACTTAATATTTGGGGGTTCCAAATACCCCCATTATCCATTATAATAAGGACATAGAGGCAAACTTGATTAAGGTAGTGCTGAAACAGAGCAAAAGTAATCCCTTTTTCTAAATGTAAGTCCTCTCAAATTTTTACACCACAAACACTATGTCAACACTAACACACGAAGATATGCTACTTCAAATCTTTGACGAAGTACAGGAAGCATTCCCATACTATGACGAAGAAAAGCAAATCGAAATCGCAAACAAGAGATTTGAGGATTTATGTCAATGATGTATGAATTTGACGGATACGACGAAATCCTAAAGTGTTATGAAGGAGTAACCGACATACACGCAAGCACTTCATTTGAAGTTGGTCTTATGAATGACCTTTACTATCAACTTTTTTACAACTATGACAGGAATTGAACTCTTTATACTGATTGGCGGCTGCTATGCACTTTATACAGTGGGCATGGCAATCGCTACCGAACTGGATTATAGAGCATCCGTGAACAAATACAAGCGGAAGTATGACAGTTAATAAAGTGGCACACAGTGGGTTTATTTTGATCTCATTGTTGTTTATAATAAGTACATAACAAACAAAGTTTAAAAACTATGTACACTTCAAAAAGAGTAATCAGACCGAATGACGAAGTAGTAAGATATTACTGCGACAACGGATATGGTCTATCGGTTGCATGTCATGAGCATTCTTACGGAGGTAAGGAAGGTCTTTATGAGATTGCACTTTTAAAAGATGACAAAATACACTACGACGACGAGTGGACAGACGTTAGAGGTTGGTTAACCAAAGCGGAAGTTTGGAGTTGGTTGAGAATTGTTTCAGAATATTAAATCATTGTTAAGGGTACTGGATAAGTACCCTTAATGAACTATAATAAACGTATACACCACAACGGAGTTTTTCATGTACACCACTGAACAATTTGACAAGGACGTAGCAGGGTTGAGAGCATTGATTAAAATGTGTGATGATTTGGAGAAGGAGAACAATAAAAAAGCAGATGCCTTGATTAAGCAAATCAACGGAGAAAATGCTTTTTTCTGGAGGGCAAACTAATGAATAAGAAATATATTGTTGAAAACCTTGAATTTGATAAGAAATTCAAAAATGAAAAAGAGATAGAGGATCTCAATTTCAAAAGGGATAATGCCATCGGTATTTGGGACATTGAAGGCAAAAATGAAGATGAGAGAGTTTCTAAACTCTTTGATGAGGTTCAGAATTATATGGGAGTTTATCTATGTTCTCTCTCATACTGCAACAACCGACCCCACCCCTTAACATCATATATGTAAGGGAGCATGAATCGCAGCGGGCGAGTGGACGGTTTTTAAACTGTCCATTTTGCCTTAATATTAGTTGTAACAATCCACGATTACAATTAATATCCTTTATAATAAGTACATACACCAAAAGGAGTTACTTCATGTTTCAAACAAAACTAAACCTCACAGACACACCAAAGACAGAATATAACGGGTGGGCAGATTGGACAACTTGGAATTGTGCGTTATGGATTGGAGGAGATGAGGGTTTATACAGTATAGCAAAAGATTGTGAAGATTACCCAGAATTTTTACAGTACATCTACGGAGTATTTGAAAATGATGCAACACCTGATGGAGCAGACTGGGGGGAGGCAGACTTAACAGAAATGAATGAGATGATTTCTGAATTGTAAACAATTGTTTCAGGTGCTCGCACTTGGGCACCTGATCCTTTATAATAAGAGTATACAAAACAAATTTAAAAATTATGTTCGATTACAAAATCACTGCTTATAACAAACTTGGTAAAGTTCAAGAAACAGAAAACCTTTTCTGTTCACCTGATGAGATTTATGACGTATTATATACAATGTCAGAGCAATTCGGATATGCAGAGGCATTAGACACAATGGACACTCACATGGGTGAGTATGGTGAAAGACCTCTTTCACTTGGAGAAAGAAGATATTTCTAAATGTTTCAATGTCCTGACTTTTACTCACGGTCAGGACTAAAATCCTTTATAATGAGTACATACACCACAAAACAAATTTCAAAATTATGTTACCACAAGTTCAAAGAATTTCAGAAAGAATACTCAAAGTAGACAACTTTGAAAACGTTGCTCATGTATGTTGCGATTGGGAAGAGTTCGTTTTCGAGGTCGCAGAGTGGGGTGTAGACCACATTTGCGGAGTTGATTTTGATGATCTAACTGATGAAGCAATTAAAGAGTTAGACACATTCATTGCTTCATTCGGTTGTTCACCAACTGATCCGCACCCTTGCAGTAAGTATGCAAACCCTATCTTTGCTTAATATGAAAAACCTCCACATTGAACACCCCGAAGACACGATCCTTACAGGGGATCTGTCTGTATTAGATGCCTTTACTGACGGAATGAACAACTCTTATTCCGTAAAGATAGACGGATCACCCGCAATCGTATGGGGAACTAATCCAGAAAACGGAAAGTTTTTTGTTGGCACGAAGTCTGTATTTAATAAGAGAACCCCGAAGGTTAATTATACTGTACAGGACATTGAAAAAAACCATAAGGACTTCGCATTGCAATCAATCTTAATACGTTGTTTGCATTGTCTACCCCATACGGATCGAATTTATCAGGGGGATTTTATCGGGTTCGGAGGTTACAGAGATTACAAACCTAACGCAATCAGTTATACTTTTGATCGTGTAATGAATGGTGGAGTTGTGGTTGCACCTCATACAGAGTATAAGGGAACAACACTTAAGGACATGAGAGCAGAGGCACTTACATATGTGCTATTGGGAGAAGGTGTTGACTTCATTCAACCTGATGCGTGGTTATCTGATTTAGGATCAGACATAGACATAGACCTTGCGATTGCGTTTGCCCGTCAGATTGCAACAATGGTTGACTTTGCCACAGAGAAAGAAGCAAAGCAGTTGAAACAGGATCTCAACGCATACATTCGTGATGGTGATGAAGTGGTTGCGGAGGAGTTCGCAAACTATTCACTTGTGAGGTTGTGGTTGTTGGTTAAGAGGATCAAAACAAACTTCCTACAGAGAATGAGAGATAATTTTGATGCGGAGTGCTTCATAGGTAATGAATACATCTCAGGAGAAGGGTACGTCATGGCAGGGGATCACGGAGTTTATAAGTTGGTAGACAGAGAGGTCTTTAGTCATTATAACTTTAATATCATTCGTTCGTGAATACAGCAGTTACGGGGGTTGATCCCCCCGTTTTTAAAAATGCGGTGGGAACCTAACCTACAAAGTGTTACGGAAGCGTGATAAATGTTGCATTTTATATACAAAAATTTCCCCAGGTATAGATACAGACAGAAATGAAAACTGAAATCCACTACATGAAAAAAAATCCCGCAGAAATTTTTACCACCATAGAGACTGATCCGACAACTGGGGAATACTACACCATCATACCCGAATGGATAATGAATGATATGAACTGGTATGAGGGAACTGAACTTCGATTTAATATTGATACAGAAGAAGTAATCGTCACAGAAAAAGATGACTAAAGAAAAGAGTTACCACATCTACCTTGAAGACAAGGTTTTATTTAAAAATTTAGAAAGAGAATTATTTGAAATTATATGGGATAGGTTATATGTTTCCTACCATAGAGATGACCTAACCTATACAGAAGTTGATGGAGAACATGTAGATAATATCACTGAACATTCCTATTAGTAAATATAAAGCAATCATTAAACTTGTAAATACTTAGGTTATATGATAAAATGAAAGAGAGAAATTGATATAAAGGTACTTTACAGGAGGATTTATGAGTGGCGACATAGGCATTCACGAAGAAACAATTGTCTTCTATGACAAGACAATGACAGAAACAAAGAAGGTTTTACTTAATTTAAAAGGTATTGAATTAAATTATAAGAAAGGTAAACCGAACAAATCTAAAAAATAACTTCTTATTGACAACGTATAGATAATAGTGTATTATATAATTATAATTGAACTTTAGTATGGCAAAGGGATTTACTGTTAAATCAGCAGCTGCAAAAGCAAAAAAACAGGCAGACACACCAGAATGGGATTACGATAGAGCAAAAAGAATGATAGCAGGTAAGACAGTTGTATTCTGTCTACCAGGTCGAGGAGTATCATATACATTTTTAAAGAACTTTGTCACACTATGCTTTGACTTAGTTCAAAACAAAGCAAGTATACAAATATCACAAGATTATTCATCAATGGTAAATTTTGCCCGATGTAAGTGTCTTGGTGCCAATGTTCTTCGAGGTCCTGACCAGTTACCTTGGGATGGTAAGTTAAAGTATGATTATCAGTTATGGATTGACTCAGATATCGTTTTTAATGTTGAGAAGTTCTATCAACTTGTATTAATGGACGAAAAGATTGCGTCTGGTTGGTATTGTACAGAAGATGGAAAGACTACATCAGTTGCACACTGGTTAGATGAAGATGACTTCAAAGGTAATGGTGGAGTGATGAACCATGAGACTTTAGATTCCATCGCAAAAAGAAAGAAACCATTCACAGTGGACTATGCAGGTTTCGGATGGTTACTTATCAAGCATGGAGTGTTTGAAGATGAAGGTATTAAGTATCCTTGGTTTGCTCCGAAGATGCAAATATTTGAATCTGGAGCAGTTCAAGATATGTGCGGAGAAGATGTCTCATTTTGCCTTGATGCAAAGGAGGCAGGTTTCCGTATTATGTGCGACCCACGTATTAGAGTAGGACATGAAAAAACCAGAGTTATATAGTATCTCTTATAAAGGAGAGGTTCTTCATAAAGACCTTTCAAGAGATGAGTATTTTGAGAAGATGCAGGACTTAGCAGATGAGTTCTTTGAGAAGGGTACACCGCATCCGCTCGAACTTGACACAGACGTAAAAAACCCACCAGAAGACTTTAACATTGAAGACTATCAGTAATGGCAAAAACATTTAATACAGGAAATTCAATCGAATCTCGTCCGAAAAAAACTCGGCAAGGAAGTGGAAAACACACGAAATACTCGGCAACACCCCGTAACTCGGCTCGTAAAAGACCTAGAGGGCAGGGAAAATAAATGGCTTGTTTGATTGCGAACCTACCTTCTTACGAAGTATGGGTAAGAAAAGAGTATTTGACCGACCATAAGAGTGGTCATGGTGAATTTGTAAAGGGAGTCTGGGTATCTGCAAAGAGTATACCTGGTCGTGCCTTTTATTTTGAGACTTATTTGCCCGAATATGCTGCAATGTTCGATAAATTACCGATTTCTGCGTTTACATCAGATCCTGAGACACCAACTCCTGATATGACACTACATAATTTACAGTTTTGGAACTGTATGGACTATGGAGTTGTTGCAGTTCAGAAGCAATTTATCGGATCTATGCACTATGAGATCTATACAAGAGACTATGGCACTCAAACAGGCACATATATTTGCACTTTAGACAACTATCACCAAGATGTAGACGCAATTGACTACTCTACAAGTGAACAACCTGCCGAACATAAGTCACATAACCTCTTAGAATTGGATAATGGGCAGTTTGCA